GCTTTAATGTCGTTTACATCATTGATACACCCACTTAATTGGTTCGGAGTGCCTAAATAATTACAACCAACAAGGAGGGCGTTTTTAACAGGTTTAGTCGATTCGGCATTTAATTTGTTTCTTAAAATGGCGAGTTGTGTTTGAAAATACGATTTGATAATATTAATACGCGCATTTTTGACGGATTTTGAAAGTCGTGATTGTAATATCGTGTTTATAGAACCATTGCATTGATTTAATAAATTATTAACAGCATTATTGTAGTTAGTCGTCATAATATACCGAAATATAAAGATTTTTACCAAATATATAAATTGATATTGCACGCATTTCAAGTCGATTTTTATATGATTATAAATATATGAAAATTCTAACGTGGAATGTAAATTGGAAAATGATGTTAAAACGTGAAAATATGGATAATGTAGTAGCGACAATAACGAAAGATGTGTATGATTTGATTGCGATACAAGAAGCGAAAAATTGGGAAACGATTTGGCGAAAAAGTAATTTACAGATGGGATATATACATCATTATATAACGCATAATGGATATCAAGTCGATTTAGTCACATTTTATAATCCCAAATATAAAGTATTGGCGGTTAAAACTGGACAAATTATAGCAGGTCGACCATATCATATTATTTATTTTACATATAGAAATGCGAATTATATCTTTATAAATATACATAATGGACACGGCGTTCTCAAGTCGACATTAGAACGCGCGCTAAATACCGAAATGTATGACGTTGTTGATTTATCGGTATATTCAAATACTAATTTCAAAAATGTGAATGAAATGCCGACGCGTAAAATGGTGAAACCGACGAACCCTCATATAATTGCAGTCGGAGATTTCAATGACGATGGGTATCATTATTGGAAAAAGTTAAAGATTTGTAATATAATAAAGGCTGATAATCCGCCTCCGCAAACACGAGGAGTATATTCTTTAGATTATGTGTTAATTAGTGATAATTTACAATATGCGATTGAGAATCGTGTTGTAAAGCCAGTCTTGCCTGCATCCGATCATTTGCCTGTAATGTCGATTATACGTAAAATCCAGTTAAAATAATCAATACTATTAGTATGTGTGGAATAACTGGATATTTAGGCAAAGATATATTTGTGAAATACGTGATAAACGGATTAAAGGCATTGCAAAACCGTGGATATGATTCGGCGGGCATTTCGACGATTGACGGTCAAATAACCACGATAAAGTATGCTTCGACCAGCGTGAGTAATTCTTTGAAATTATTGGAAGAAGAAGTGTTAAAGAATAATTTCCAAACGAACATCGGGATTGGACATACTCGATGGGCGACGCACGGCAATTGTATCGATGCCAATTCGCACCCACATCACGACGCCAAAGACCGAATTGCAATCGTGCACAATGGTATTATAGAAAATTATAGTGAATTAAAAACGGAATTGAAAGATTATACGTTTAGGTCGACAACCGACACCGAAATAATTGCTATATTAATTGGCAAATATTTGGATGAAGGTGAACATATATCGTGTGCAATACAACTCACGTTGGAAAGACTGCGGGGAACGTGGGCTTTAATTGTAATCCATCGGGATTATCCGAATTCGATGTGGGCGACACGCAATGGGTCGCCGTTGCTCATTGGTATATCCGAAGATTGTGCTATAATCGCATCGGAACAGATAGCCTTTGAAAATTCAGTACAAAAATATATGGTCTTGGATAATACGGATGTCATTGAAATCGCGTTTGATGGTAATATAAGATGCAGTGTACAGTTGGAAACCAGAGACGTAATTGCGGTTCAATCTTTAGAAAATACATATAATCATTGGTTATTGAAAGAAATAGAAGAACAACCGCAATCGGCGTTAATGGCGATAAACAATGGCGGACGTATTGCATCCGAGTCGACGGTGAAATTAGGCGGGCTCGATATAAATAGAGAGTTGTTATTAACCATTAATCATTTAATTATATTGGGATGCGGAACATCCTATAACGCAGGGCTATGGTCGACGTCAATCTTTAAAGAATTGGAAATATTTGATACAGTATCGATATATGACGGAGCGGAGTTTAATGAATGTGATATACCACGCGGCGGCGTAACGGGGATAATAATGATATCACAATCAGGCGAAACTAAAGATTTATATCGGTGCTTGGATGCGAAATGCATCACGATTGGTGTGGTAAATGTGGTCGATTCTTTGATTGCGCGTGAAACTAATTGTGGTGTATATTTGAACGCGGGACGTGAAGTCGCAGTTGCATCGACGAAGTCATTCACGTCGCAATGTATGGTGTTGGCGATGATTGCAGTATGGTTTTCACAAAATCGTAATAATTCTTTAGAAAAGAGGAAACAAATGATTAAAGATTTAAAGATATTACCTTTGCAATTGCAAACAATGGTGACTACGTATCAAACTGAATTTGATAATTCATATATTACACATTTGGATGCAACCAATATATTTTTATTAGGAAAAGGAAAAAATGAGGCGATTGCTAAAGAAGGCGCACTGAAATTGAAAGAAGTTGCATATGTTTTTGCGGAAGGATATTCGTCGGCATCTTTGAAACATGGGTCATTTGCGTTAATCCAGCCTGAATTGCCGATTATATTATTGGATATAGATGATGATACGCGGGCTAAAACGCAGAATATATATCAAGAATTAATGGCACGAGATGCACGTGTTATTCGTATTACAGATGAAGGCGAAGGCGTGCAAATTGAAAAAAATCAGACATTTGGTGGATTATTGGCGAATTGCCATATACAATATTTGGGGTATTACTTGGCGATAAAACGTGGAATTAATCCTGATTTTCCGAGGAATTTGGCGAAGGTGGTGACAGTTGAATAACGCGATAATCGCCACTATTTCCGAGTTATCTTCAAATACTACATATAATACCGACGTTCCACTATTCATTTATTATATTTTCTTGATTTTCATTATAAGTATTATAATGAAAAGTATTTGAAAGAATAGTTGCAAAAAAAATTACCTGTTATCGCTTTCTTTGTATCGTTTTCTTGTATCGCTTTCTTTGTATCGCTTAAACCTTCTTCTTAATTACCTTTTTCTTTGGCGCTTCAACTTTCGCTTCAACGGGTTCGACTTCAACGGGTTCGACTTCGACCACTTCCGTTACCGACTCGACTTTTACAACTTCCTTGACGGGTTCAACTTTTACAACTTCCTTGACGGGTTCAACTTTTACAACTTCTTTAGCAACCTGTGGTTCTTCATCGTCGCTGTCATCAACCAGAGTGCTGGTCACCTTGACGGTTTCTTCTTCTTCTTCGGCTTGAGGTTGACTTTCGAGTGTTTCACGGTCAGCATCGGACAATTGAATATGACATTTACCAAATACACTAATCACTTCGCGAGGCTTGACAACGCATTGAACCAAGTTCCACGTTAATCCCCAGCCTTTGCCGCCAATCCAGATTCCGCCGCATTGTAATACGCAGGCAACCTGACTCAACTTGGGCACTAAATCCATCGGAGTAATTGTTTCATTTGCGCAAGGAAATATAAGGTTGGATTTGGTATCGTAAATTTCAACGCCCCATTTACCATTGTAATTCGGGACTTTGGCACGAATTGAGGGCGGCTTGGAATAGTCAATTTTCTTGGAGTCCTTACTTTTGGAATATTTCAAAAACGGAAAGCAAGTGTGTTTTAAAACTTCACGCGACATTTCTTCGCCCCACCACGTTTCTGCATATTTGACGGCATCGTCCAGAATCTGATTCTCAAACTGCTTGAGTTTTGTGAGAAACGCATCGGCGGCGAGATTGCTGTAATCTTCGTTGGGGAAATTCATCGAAATACTATATTTGCCCGTAGCCTCACCGTGTTCGTCCACAAAATTGTCGCCTATCCCCCACGTCATCATCAATGGCGTTGAGATATGCAGACCACGATTGGTTTGTTTACTGATTAAATTAATCGATCTACCTCCTTTATCGTTGATTTTTGGTTGCATATACTTATTTTCAGAAGGCATCCATTCGGAAACATTTAAAACGACGGCTTTTGATGTTGACATTACTTGACTGGTTATACAATAATATACTATCAAATCTTTAAATCAATTTTTTGAAACAATAAATGCAAAAACACGTATAAATACAACATCGATAATGCAGTTAAAATATATATTTTATATTTTATATTTTATATTTTATAGTTTTTAAGGTTTGTATTGAAAAATGGCATATATCGAGATGTGTGAATTATATACGCCTTTTCAAAGTAAAATAGGGTTTTCACATTAAAAATTGATTTAAATATATGTCGGTTTACTATAATAAACATGTGTATTCATCCCGAGTGTAAAAAAATACCGACTTTTAATACGAAAGGCGAAAAAGCATTATATTGTGCTAACCATAAAATGGACGGAATGGTTGATGTCAAAAATAAAACATGTATAACCGAAGGGTGTAGAAAAATACCTCATTATAATATGGAAAGCAATAAAGCATTGTATTGCGCTGACCATAAAACGGAAGGAATGATTAATGTAGTAAGCAAAACTTGTCTTAAGTGTAAAAAACGACCCACTTTTAATATTGAAGGCGAAAAAGCATTATATTGTGCGACTCACAAACAAAATGAGATGATTAATGTAGTAAGCAAAACTTGTATTAAGTGTAAAAAACGACCCACTTTTAATATTGAAGGCGAAAAAGCATTATATTGTGCGACTCACAAACAAAATGAGATGATTAATGTAGTAAGCAAAACTTGTCTTAAGTGTAAAAAACAACCCAAATTTAATATGGAAGGAAAAAAAGCATTATATTGTGCGACTCACAAACAAAATGAGATGATTAATGTCGTAAATAAAACTTGTCTTGAGTGTAATAAACAACCCAATTTTAATATGGAAGGCAAAAAAGCATTGTATTGTTCAGACCATAAAACTGAAGGAATGGTTGATGTGAAAAGCAAAACTTGTCTTGAGTGTAATAAACAACCCAAATTTAACAAAGAAGGCGAGACAAAAGCATTGTATTGCGCAACTCACAAACAAAATAATATGATTGATGTCGTAAATAAAACGTGTAAAAGCGAATGGTGTTTAACTCAAGTTCACACTAAATATGATGGATATTGTCTATTTTGTTATATGAACTTGTTTCCAGACAAACCCGTATCACGTAATTATAAAACCAAAGAATATTCAGTTGTAGAATATGTAAAAACAAAGTTTCCATTATCGTGGGTTGCAGATAAACGATTGCAAGATGGTTGTTCAAAAAGAAGACCCGACTTGGTGGCGGATTTGGGATATCAAGTTATAATTATAGAAGTAGATGAAAATCAGCATATTAATTATGATTGTAGTTGTCAAAATAAACGCACAATGGAATTATCACAAGATGTTGGACATCGACCTATAGTGTTTATACGGTTTAATCCAGATGATTATGAAAATGGCAAAAAAATAACATCGTGCTGGAGTCGAGACAAGAATGGAATATGTGTTATAAAGAAAAAGACGGAATGGACACAACGGTTAAATGCATTAGAAGAAACTATTAATTATTGGATAAACCCAGAAAATACAACAAACAAAACGATTGAAACGATTCATTTATTTTACGATGTATAACAGAGTTTCGCATTCTTTAGAAAATTGA